CTGCTGAGGTGCAAATGTGAAGAACTGTGGTGACATAAGGAAGCCCGCGACAGGTGCGCCCGTAATGCTGTACGGATCGCCAACAATAGCATTGTAGTTCCCGACACTGCTGCGAAACAGAACAAGGAAGGCGTAAGAGCCGACCGGGAGGTCTGAAAAGTCAACAGCAGAGCCAGATCCTGATGCTATCGGAAAGTCGGGGATTCCCACAGGGACCGCCGGTAAAAAGGCACTTGTGTTTGGTGCGACAAAAGTCGAAGTGCCATGGGCCAAAAGGCTTGGCGGAGGAGGGGGAGGTGGAATAAGCCCCGGCTCGAGAACAGTTTTGAGCAGGTCGACATCGTACGTAACCCACAACTCGCCCACGGTTTGGGACGCGAGAGGGTTGCCGGACGTTGCGATTGTAAACTTGCCCAGGTCATACATGCGGAGATCACCGGGGACAGGTTCGCCGGTGCGTCGCAAGTAGTGCTCACAGAGGGGGTTTTGGCTCGGGTCACACTCAATACCATGCAACATAGAGACGGAAGGCGCACAGGAGCCAGCCATGTCAGTCACCTCCATTTGTTGTTTGGAAGTGAAAGACGGGTCGTAGCTATTGTACAGTGTGGCCATAGTCACAGTGCCGAGGGCGGATGTGCCGGCAGTGCCGAGAACACCGCTAGTGGAGCGGTACTCAAAGACACAACCATTGAGGCAGTATTCACGCCAACTCTCAGCAACGCCGGCACCCCAAGGGAACGTCCCAGTCAAACCGAAGTTGATGGGGTATTCCACAGATGAGAATGCACCTGGTGTGGCGCTTGTGACAACGTCAGCAATGAACTCGCGATGGCGCAATTTGGTACGCGGCTTGTCCATTGCAAAGGTTGCAGGTTGGTTGGAAAGGTATGAGATGCCCGAGTTTGATCCGCTGACCTGGTAGTCGCCGACTCCAGTTATACGGCTCAAAAGGCCACCAAGTGTGCCTCCAGCGGCACGTGCTGCAGGGCCAAACACACCGCCAATTGCCGAACCGGCCGATTGGAAGGTGCCGCGGGGCAACATGTCAGCAAGTTTGCGTAACAGGCCACCGCGTTGGCCATTGCGGAGAACGTAGTCTCCTTTGCCTTGCAGTTGTGTAAGTCCAGCCCCGTTGGAACGGGGTCGTGATTTTGCTTGACCACCACCGTTGGGTCGGGGTGGATCATTCTTGTTTTGATTTTTGCGCCGTTTAGGCATGTGGGATTTTCCGGGGTTTTGGTGCGTGTCTATGGGCTCCATCCACGCACGGGGACCGACTGTACATCCGCAACACCTCACAGCTACCCGTGCAGTCTGTTGGCATTTAGTGACAAAAGTCACATTTAGCACTAAAATAATAGTTTTGGGCAGTTAAGTTGCGAACCCCATGTTTTAAGTGGTTTACTCCACGGTTTATGTTGGTTTGCTCCACGTTTTGCCAGTATCATCTGGGGTTGTTAACGCAGTTGTCTCTGCGGGCAGGCACCCTGTCATACCCAGACAGGTTGACGGACCCCACACACCCCGTCATGTAGCGTTTCAGCCACCGGCGAGTAGGTACTCACGTCAATGTTGTTATAATGTTGTTCGACTTCAAGTTGCATGTCGGGTGTTATGCCAAACGCCCAATAGACTGACACGCGTGTGCGTGGGTGAATTTCATCAACCCCGGCAGTCATGCCGTGGGCGAGAAACTCCATACCAGTAGTATAAACAACAGTGCGCTCAAGTGAAACTCCTCGGCCCAGGCACTGGTAATAGGCCTGCGCCATGGGTATCCCGCGGGTGAGAGCTAACCCACAGGATGAAATAGCTGACCGCCACTTGTCGTAGTCGGTCTGGGTCTTGACAGCCCCGAGATTGATGGCGTCCTTGGCAAAACACATTGGCATTGTGCGCACCATGCGATAGCCTTCAGGTGTCCATATGGGATGACTCTGGCAAAACTTCACCTCCTCCAGACGGTGAGCAAAGCCTTCAACGGTCATTTCGAAACCATAGGACAGGAAGTAGGACTCCAACGGATCAGTCAGAAATGGCAGAAACTCGCGCTCAATGATCATGCAACAGTCGTCACCGTTGTTGATTAGCACAAGTTGGGCCGGCTTGCCGGGATGGGCCAGCGAGATAGCAGCACGGATCTGTTGGAAGAAACCGTACATAAGAGCACACATGATGATCACATTGCCAAGGCCAGTGTTCATATCACCCGACATGCGTCCCTCCGCAATGTAGCGAATGACGCCGTCGGGACACCGTCCGTAGCACTTGTTGCGGAGCTGCTGGCGTAATAGCCAGCGCAGCTCAGATGCTTGGGTCGGTGACAAATAGTCACACAAGGCTTGAATATAGCAAGAGTGTTCAAACTCCAGGACAAGGCCGCTGCAGTGTTGGTCAAACCGAGAAGCATCAACACGAATACCCACAGGATCCACGAAAGTTTCCCATGCTGAGGCGATTGCCACACCTTGCTGGGTGGCATTCAACCCTTTCATTACTGTTGGGATGCGTGGACCGCGGTAGGTGTCGCGATTGAACTTCTGGAACACACGGTTGATAGCTTGAAAGAACCGGTGCTCGTTGGTTTTGAGGTATTTGGCCAACACCGCGTTGTAGCGGGGTGTACGTGCCTGGATGACACGTGGGTCTTTTTGTTGGAGCTGGTCCACACAGGAAGCAAGGGACTTGGTTCCAATGGAGATGTTGATTTTCTCCGATTTTGTGTGGGCTGCTATCTCCGCATCACGCAGGTTCAGGGGCTTGCCCAAAAACGAGTCAACCGCACGCTGATACACCCCACGTTTGCGCCCAACGTACAGACCGGGAATTTCTTCCAGGGCGAGCGTGGGGGCAGCAACGAAGGTCTTAACCAGTGCACGTCTGAACCCATTGAGGGCCTGAGTATGCGTGATGGTAGGTCGGGGGCAGCTGATGTAGCGTCCCCGAGTGTCCTTGACATAGAACACACGGGTCAACACACCCCTTTCCAGATTTGTCACAGATTTGTTCGCAACCAACCATTGTGACGGTGTTGACATGAGGTCTAACACATGGTAGGTCGTGTTCCTTGCCCGCCCTCCAAGGAGTGTTTTGGTTACCAGACCTTCGGATGGGAACTCATCCGTCTTGGGCTCATCCCAAGTTAGTCCGATACACTCCCGCAGGCACCCCTAGTTGGTGGTGTCGTCGCTGACCGTGTAAGCTACGATCAGCTCGTCCACAAGGGGATTTTTCATCGCACGACTCACTGTAATGTCGGCATATGTGGGGATAAATGCGAAGATCATGACATCAGCCTCAAGCTGGTCACGGTCAAGAATGCGCAATGAGTCAAGATTCTTCTCTCGTTTCAGAAACTGAACGATGTGGGCGCTGATCTTGATCCGATTGGCGAGGTTGCGCTTAGGTAGCACAAGCATCTGGTCCCGCACATAGCGCAAGCAGCGTTGTACGAGAGATGCTCGGTGTCCGTGTTTGGAGCGGACAGCGAACGGGCCGTGGGCACGTTGACCACCTTGTAGATCACCAACAACCTCATCCACAGCTGTGCCAACAGGGCACGGCGTTTGGACGAGTGGCAGGACTCCACTTGGCAGTGGTGCTGATAGCCAGCAGCCGCGACGTTCGTTCCAGATGAGGGGGTTCACGTAGTGACCAGCCACACCGGGCACGGAGATGGGCACCGGAAACACTTCTA